GCTCAGTTCAACACTCTTTACCAACAGGACTTCTGGTGGAAGAAACTCGCTTCTGCCCGCCTACTCTACAGAGCTTGCACTTGCATCCGTGGACCACTTATGTCCAAATATGTTCTACGTGAATACCGTCAACAAGTCATGATCTCTTACCTTACTGCTGGTACCGATTCTATCGTTCCACATATGTTTGCAGGCGATATTGACTCTGATAGTGACGATGACATGCCTGATCTTGAGCCTCAAGCTTCCGATCCTGAGATGCTTCCTATTCCTTCCGCTGAAGAAATTATTTCTATCTGCTCTCCTCTCCCACAGGAACTCGTTGCTCAGAACAAGTTTTTGCAGGATGTTAGTAGTCGTTACGTCGAAAGGCGCAAACAACGCAAAGCCGAGCTTGAAGCTGCTTCAGCTCATCCCGAAATTTCCATCTTTCAGAAGATTAAAGATTGGGTTAAGAACCTACCCAATGCTGCTTTTTCCGCTATATCTGACTATGTTATCGATCCCATAGTCAAGTATTTCTCAAGTCGTGCAGCTCTCAGTTTCTGGCAGAAACACCATCGCAGAATTATCAATACCGTTGTTCTTAGCATTTATTGTCTCATTGCTTTTATTGGGACTTGGGTTGGTATGAGCCACGGTGTGGTTCATGGCCTCATTGCTGCTTTTTGCGCTTTTATTGGCACTCATTGTCTTTTCATTGGTGCCTGTGCTATTGCTGAAACCTCTGCTATACTCAAACCATTTCTTGAAGTTCTTGCAGCCGGTCACGACCTGACTTACCGTCCGCATGCTCCAGGTTACTCTTCTTTTGATTTTGATTGGTTTTGTGGACTTGCGTCAAATTTTGGCGTTACCTTTATCTATCAAGCCGAGAAGATTTCCAAAGCATGGGGAGTCGTAAGAGGACTCCAAGAATTTGGTCTCTTCATCTTTGAGATGTTTCCTCTTTTTATCCAGGAAGCAATCATGCAGGCCTATCCTAATGTCGCAATGGGAATGCTCTATAAGGGCTGCGGTTGGCAAATGTATGCCAAGCGTTTTCAAGCCCTTCTTGAGATTTCCGAAGCTCATCTCA